TAAAAAACAATAAGTATTTTTATATTCTGATTTTAGTTGTACTTTTGTACGTATTATACAAAGTATTTAAAAATGAATAAAATCAAAGAAGACCAGTTAGAGAAGTTAGCATTCCTAAATAGAGAGCTTAGATACTTAAAGGAGTCTATCGCAGACGTAGAGATTAACATCTCTAGATCTAGAGCTCAGTTAGAAAGCGCTGAATTCACTAAGAAAGAATTTATCTCTAAAATAGAAGAGGTAGCAAAAGATTTAAACCAGTTTCAGAAAGAGTTATCTGAAGAATATGGTGACATAACTATTAACTTACAAACAGGAGAATACAAAAATGGCTAAGATTGAAACATACGCACTAGATACAGACATTACAGGTCTTGAAAAACTTTTAGCTTCACAAGCTACAACAAACGAGACTGTGAACATTTTAGTTAGCGCATTAAAGGACTATACACACAAAAACGCATACACAGTGGCGAACCAAGCTGCGAGACTTGCGTTGACAGTTAGTCCTGGTGCTCAAGTATTTCAGGCAGACACTGAGGTATTGTACCTAAAGAAAACATCCGGCTGGGTTGTAATTATATGATTATAAGAAAGATATCCGTAGGCACAGACTACAAGTCCGCGATGAATTACATTGTGGGCCAGACTGTGCTTAACGGCAGCTACGTGATTCATCATATTTCAGGAAATGATGATGGATCATTTGTTGTGTACATTGAGAGAGAGAAGGAAATTGTGACATGGAAGAAGTTCTCCAGCAATATGCCTGTCTCTGTAGAATTTAATATAGAATTTATTTAATATGATATCGCCGTTCTACTTTATTGTAGAACCTGTTGGCGGCAAGAGTTATGACAATGTAAGGGATAATGGCCTTATTGTAAGTTCCTCGAAGGAGGATCATAAAGCTACCAATAGGTTTGCAATCGTTATTAATGTGCCCATGGGCTACAATGGTCCAGTAAAGATAGGAGATACTGTCGTTGTGCATCACAATGTGTTCAGATCCTATTTTGACATGAAGGGCAGAGAGAAGAAGAGCTTCTCTTATATCATCAACAATACATACTATCTAGAGATGGATCAGTTCTATCTATTCAAGAGTGATGGCGGAGAGTGGCAGGCAAACCCTCCATACTGCTTCGTTAGGCCCTTGAAGAAAGAGCAAATATCAGAGCTAAAAGAACTAGGAATAGAGGAGGATCTCGTTGGAGAGATCGCCTACTCAAACTCTTTTGACAAGAAGACGCTCGTATCATTTCAGCCAGACTCTGAGTACGAGTTTAAGGTTGATGGTGAGAAGTTATATCGAATGTTTGACAAAAATATCTGCATACTATTATGACAGCTGAAGAAACAAAACTAGCAATAATAGAGGCCGGAGAGAAGGCCATCAAAGAGCTCATTCGTGTTGCGAAAGAAGACATTCCAATAAAGGACGAGGATGCATTGTCGGCAGACAAACTAAAGAACGCCGCGGCAACTAAGAAGCTAGCCATATTTGATGCGTTTGAGATTCTAAATAGAATTGAGGAAGAGCGCAACATAATCACAGGTAATGTGCAAATCGCCGAGAAGAAAGGCGGATTTGCAGAGAGAAGAGGCAAATAATGCTATATACAATTGAGAAAGATATTGTTAACAAGAAAAGACTTGAGAAGGCAAACGACTCAAGAAAATGGGACTATGGATACAATGAAGAATTCGATATTGTCATTATATCTAAAGATGGAACCCTTGGCGATATATATAATATCAATGGCGTCAAGATAGGCCTACCCAAGTTGTCTGGGGAGGTTGTCAATACCGACAACAGATGGGAGGCTAAGCCATACCCAAAAGAGCTCCAAAGGATCAAGACAATATTTGACTGGGATAGGACCGACAATAATTTTAAGGCCACCTGGGACAGTTATATTGATGAAGAGTTTAACCGGAGGGATAATGGCCTTTGGTTTATGAACAATAAGGTGCCAACGTATATCACGGGCACGCACTACATGTACCTACAGTGGTCAAAGATTGACGTGGGTCTACCTGACTTTCGTGAGAGTAACCGCGTGTTCTTTATATACTGGGAGGCGTGTAGGGCCGACGATAGGTGCTTTGGTATGTGCTACTTAAAGAATCGTCGATCTGGTTTCTCATTTATGAGTAGCGCAGAGATGGTCAATCAGGCAACAATCACTAAAGATGCCAGGTTCGGTATACTATCTAAGACGGGAGACGACGCAAAGAAGATGTTCACGGACAAGGTGGTAAACATATCGATCAACTACCCGTTCTTCTTCAAGCCAATCCAAGACGGTATGGACAAGCCAAAGACGGAGCTAGCCTACAGGGTGCCTGCGTCTAAGTTCACCAGAAAGAGTATTGCTAAAGTTGACGAGGATAGCCTAGAGGGACTTAACACCACAATTGACTGGAAGAACACAGGAGACAATAGCTATGACGGTGAAAAGCTTAGGATGCTCATCCAGGATGAGAGCGGTAAGTGGTTGGCTCCTAATAACATACAAAATAACTGGCGTGTCACAAAGACATGTTTGAGGCTTGGTAGTAGGATTGTCGGCAAGTGCATGATGGGTTCTACATCAAATGCGCTAGATAAAGGTGGATCTAATTTTAAAAAACTATATGAGGACTCTGATCCAAACAAAAGAAATGAGAATGGCCAAACAAAGAGTGGACTATATTCTCTATTCATTCCTATGGAATGGAACTTTGAGGGCTACATTGACGAGTATGGGCATCCTGTACTGACAACACCAAGCAAACCAATTAAGGGTATTGATGGTGGATGGATCAAGATAGGTGTCATTGAGTACTGGAACAATGAGGTAGCAGCAAAGAAGTCTGATCCAGACGACTTAAATGAATTTTACAGACAGTACCCACGCACAGAGTCGCATGCGTTCAGGGACGAGAGTAAGGCGTCACTATTTAACTTAACCAAGATCTACCAACAGATTGACTACAATGAGTCTTTAATAAAGGACCGAGTGTTAACTCGTGGGTATTTTCACTGGAGGGACGGCATAAAGGACTCAGAGGTTATTTGGACACCCGACAGAAAGGGTAGGTTCTTAATCTCGTGGGTGCCCAATGTGAACCTTAGAAATAGGGTCGTAAGAAGAGGGTCCACATTCGCCCCTGGCAATGAACACCTAGGCGCATTTGGCTGTGACCCATATGACATCTCAGGAGTTGTAGGCGGTGGCGGATCTAACGGGTCCTTGCACGGCATGACGAAGTTCAACATGGAAGAGGCTCCGAGTAATGAATTCTTCCTGGAGTATGTTGCCAGGCCACAAACGGCAGAGATATTCTTTGAGGAGGTGTTGATGGCTTGCTTCTTTTATGGTATGCCCGTGCTTGTGGAGAATAACAAACCAAGGCTACTTTATCACTTTAAGAACAGGGGCTATCGTGCGTTTTGTATGAATAGACCCGACAAACACATCAGCAAGCTCTCTAAGACAGAGAAAGAGCTCGGGGGTATACCTAACTCATCTGAGGACGTAAAACAGTCTCACGCGTCCGCTATTGAGACCTACGTTGAGAAACACGTGGGCATGGATATGGAGGGAACGTATAGAGATTCTGATGAGATGGGTTCAATGTATTTTACTAGGACACTTGAGGACTGGGCGAGGTTTGATATTAACAACAGGACAAAATTTGACGCAACAATCAGTAGCGGACTGGCAATCATGGCAAATCAAAAGCATTTGTACGTTCCAGAAAAAAAAGAATCAAAAATAAGCATTAAATTTGCGAGATACCAGAATGAGGGGTATAATAGTAGAATAATCGACAAATGATAGACAAAACAGCATCGGACTTAATAAGCCCAACCACATTCCCAAGTCAGCTAGCGACAGATGCAGAAAAAGCATCCGCTGATTATGGACTTAGGGTAGGTAGAGCAATTTCATATGAGTGGTTCAGGAGAGACACAAATAGCTGTAGGTTCTATAACCAATGGATTGAATTTCATAAGTTAAGATTATACGCTAGAGGGGAGCAGCCTGTTCAAAAGTACAAGGACGAGTTGGCGATTGATGGCGACTTGTCGTACTTGAATCTAAACTGGGAGCCAGTACCTATTATCCCTAAGTTTGTTGATATTGTTGTAAACGGTATGTCAGATAGATTATTCTCTATCAAGGCATTCGCGCAGGATCAATTAGCAACCGACAAGAGATCTTCTTTTAAGGAGACGATTGAGAAAGACATGGTCGCTAAGGATATTCTGAATCAAACGCAAGAGCAATTTGGCATCAATGCATTTAACGTAGATCCACAGTCTTTACCAGAGACAGATAAAGAGCTTGACTTGCACATGCAAATCGAATATAAGCCAGGCATTGAGATCGCGGAAGAAGAAGCGATCAACACAATTCTTGAGCAAAACAGATACATTGAGATAAAAAGAAGGGTAGATTATGACATGACTGTTCTTGGTGTGGGCATGGTGAAGCACAACTTCTTACCAGGCGCCGGCATCAAAGTTGAATACGTTGACCCTGCGTCTGTTGTTTATTCTTACACTGAGTCTCCAACATTTGAGGATTGCTTCTACTTTGGAGAGATTAAGCAGGTGCATATCTCTGAGTTGATTAAGATTGACCCAAATATTACCAAGGAAGATCTTGACAAGATATCAAAGCTAAGTAGCATCTGGTTCACTCAGTACAATGTTATTAGACCTTACAGAAATACTTTATTTGATCGTGACATCGTTACTCTTCTATACTTTAATTATAAAACCGACAAGAGCTTTGTTTTCAAAAAGAAATTCTTAGACAACGGTGGAACAAGGGTAATTAGAAAAGACGACACGTTCAATCCTCCACAGGGAGTTGAAGAAAGATTCGAAAGAATAGAGAAGAGAATTGACGTGTGGTACGAAGGTATTATGGTGTTGGGCTCTAGCTACCTACTTAAGTGGGAGTTGAGCAAGAACATGGTGAGACCTAAGTCAGCGACGCAGTATGCTCTTCCAAACTATGTTGCGATGGCGCCTAGAATGTACAAGGGTGTCATTGAGTCGTTAACAAGACGAATGATCACATTTGCGGATCTAATTCAGATCACTCACTTAAAGCTGCAACAAGTTATTGCTAAAGTTGTGCCGGATGGTGTGTATATTGATGCTGACGGTGTAAATGAGGTTGACCTTGGAAATGGCGCAGCATACAATCCAGAGGACGCGCTTAAGTTATACTTCCAGACTGGTAGTGTAATTGGTCGTTCATACAACCAAGACGGTGAATACAATCAGGGTAAGGTTCCTATTCAGGAGTTGAACTCAAACAGTGGCCAAGGAAAGATCACAGCGTTGATCGACTCTTATAATCACTACTTGAGTATGATCCGTGACGTGACAGGATTAAATGAGGCTAGGGACGGCTCTATGCCAGATCCTAGATCTTTGGTTGGTGTTCAAAAACTAGCTGCATTAAATTCAAATACAGCAACAAGACATATTTTAGATGGTACGTTATTTATTACTAAGAGACTCGCAGAGGCGTTGTCTTGTCGTATATCTGATGTTCTTGAATATTCCGATTTTAAGGATGAACTTATTAATCAAATAGGCAGAATCAATGTTAGTATACTTGAGGACATCAAGGATCTATACCTACATGATTTTGGTATCTTCATTGAGGTATCTCCTGACGAAGAGGAAAAAGCTCAACTAGAAGCTAATATTCAGGCATCACTACAGAGAGATCAAATCTCATTGGAGGATGCGATTGATATTCGTGAGATTAAAAACATTAAGATAGCAAACGAATTGCTTAAACTGAAGCGTAAGAAGAAGCAAAAGCAAGACATGGAGATTGAGCAGCAAAAAATGGAAATGCAAACTCAATCAAATATTCAGTCTTCTCAAGCGGCTGCGCAGTCTAAGATGGAACAGCTACAGGCTGAGTACCAAGGCAAGGCGCAATTGAAGCAAGCTGAGTCTGCGTTTGAAATCGAGAAAATGAAGCAAGAGGCTCAACTTAAGATGAACTTGATGCAGATGGAGTTTGATCTACAAATGCAATTAGAGACAGCGAAGGTTGGCGCAATACAACAAGTTGAGAATAAGAAGGAGGAGGCAAAGGATAAGAGGGTTAAAATGCAAAGTACCTATCAATCTAAGATGATTGATCAGAGAAAGAAGGACACCCCTCCAATTGATTTTGAATCAAACGAAGATTCTCTAGACGGTTTTGATTTGGGGCAGTTTGAGCCACAATAAAAAAATCACTATTTTTGTATCGAAAATTAAATAAAATATGGAATTCAAACAAGTTAAGGCTGTAGAATTCGGTGAAGAAAAATCTGTTCAACAAATCGAACAGGAATTACTGGATAAACACGAGCAAGAAACAAAGCAAGAAATTGCTAACGAAGAAACCCCAATTATAGACCTTCAGGAAAGTAAGGTTGTAGAAAGGGAGATTGAAGAAAATGACGTTCTGTCCTTTATTAAGAATAGATATAATAAAGAGATCAACACCGTGGAGGACTTGTTTCAGGCAAGACAAGAGTCTGAAGAGCTTCCAGAGGATGTATCTTTATTTTTGAAATTCAAGAAGGAAACGGGTCGAGGTATCGATGACTTTGTTAAGGTTAACAGAGACTTTGATAGCGAAGATCCAAATAGATTGCTATTCGAGTACTACAAGCAAAATAACCCTGAACTTGACGACGAGGAAATCTCATTTGAATTAGAAACAAGATTCAAGTATGATGAAGACATCGACGACGAAAGGGATATTAAGAAGAAAAGAATAGCGCACAAGCAAGAGCTTACAAAGGCTAAAAGCTACTTTAATGAGATGAAGGAAAAGTATAAGACACCTCTTGAGTCAAGAGTTGTTAATATTCCGGATGACGAAAAAGAAGCATATAACGCCTTTAAGCAATATGCCCAGAGTGCCAAAGACGCTGAACAAGCACAAATCGAGAGAGCTAAGTACTTCGAGCAAAAAACTAACGAACTATTCTCTAGCGAATTCAAAGGTTTTGGATTCAAGGTTGGAGACAGTGAATTTGTTTACAAGCCAGGAGAAGCTGACGCACTTAAGAAGGATCAGTCTAATTTGACCGAGTTCATCAAGACATTTTTAGATGACAGAGGTTTTATTAAAGATCCAGCTGCTTATCATAGGGCGATTGCGGTTGCAAGAAATCCAGAGTCCTTTGCAAAATACTTCTACGATCAGGGAAAATCTGAGGCGGTAGATTCACTAGCAAGGGAAACGAAGAACATAGATATGAACGCCAGGGTTATGCCAGAGAACTTATCTAAGGGAGGAATGAAGATAACCGCATTGGACAGTAGTCATGGCAATAGATTGATTATAAAAAGCAAAAAATAAAAACAAAAAAAGAAAAACATGGCTGGTTCAGTTCAAGCGAGTCCGGGTTTCGCAATAACCCCCTCATCCGTAAAGGCTACATTGCCTTCAAACTACATTACCAATTTCAACTTCTTAAATCAGTACTTACCTGATACATACGAAGCGGAATTTGAAAGATATGGTAATCGTTCAATTGCATCTTTCTTGCGTATGGTCGGCGCAGAGATGCCAAGTAACTCCGACTTAATCAAATGGGCAGAGCAAGGTCGTTTGCACACTAAGTATAGAGCGTGCTCTATCGCTTATGGTGTAGGTAACGATACAGCTACGCTAACCGTTGCTGATCCAACCATTACTGCTTGTAACTTCAGAGTTGGTCAAACTGTGTTCTTGTCTCACAATACCACATCTAACTCAGACAAAGCAATCATCACAGAGGTAAACGTTGGTGGATCTGCTCCATTGACATTTAAAGTAGCTTACTATGCTCAAAATGGTGGAACTATTCCTGATACTGGCCTTGACGATATTACTGCTTTCGTTTATGGTTCTGAATTCAAAAAAGGTTCTAACGGAATGGTTGGTTCTTTAGAGGGTCAGGATGACATTTTCTCTAATAGCCCAATTATCATCAAAGATAAATACGAAGTATCTGGTTCTGACATGGCTCAAATTGGATGGGTAGAAGTTACTACTGAAAATGGCGCTACAGGATATTTGTGGTACATTAAATCAGAACACGAAACTCGTTTGCGTTTTGACGACTACTTAGAAATGTCTATGGTTGAAGCAGTTCCTGCTGAATCTGGATCTGGAGCAATTGCTGTAACTGGAGATGTAGGAAACAAAGGATCTGAAGGTATGTTCTACGTAATCAACAGTCGTGGTAACGTTTGGGGCGGTGGAAACCCAACTAGCTTAGCTGACTTTGATGCAATCATCCAACGCCTTGACAAGCAAGGTGCTATCCAAGAGAATGCATTGTTTGTTAATCGTCAGTTCTCTTTTGACATTGATGACATGTTGGCTGCTCAAAACAGCTACGGTTCTGGTGGAACAAGCTACGGTTTGTTTGACAACGACGAGAACATGGCATTGAACTTAGGCTTCAAAGGATTCAAGCGTGGATATGAGTTCTACAAAACAGACTGGAAATACCTTAACGACGCTACTTTGCGTGGTGGAATTAACGGTGGTGTTGTAAATGGCGTATTAGTACCAGCTGGTTCTACTACTGTTTATGACCAAGTTTTAGGCAAGAACGCTAAACGTCCATTCTTGCACGTTCGTTATAGAGCTAGCGAAACTGAAGATCGTCGTTACAAAACTTGGATCACTGGTTCTGCTGGTGGTGCAACTACAAGCGACTTGGATGCTATGCAAGTTCACTTCTTATCAGAGAGAGCGTTGTGTACTTTAGGTGCTAACAACTTCTTCTTGTTCAAAAACTAAGAAGTAATCAATAACTTAACAATAGTGGGGTCAAAAGCCCCACTATTTTTTTTATTACTATATTTGCAATGTTAATTTTAATCAAATGAAAAAGAAAGAATTTAAAGACAGAGTATTTTTACTCAGAGACGAAAGCGCACCATTGTGCTTTATGTTGCCTTCAAGGAACACAGCCCGTTACCCACTTCACTATTTTGACGAGACCACTGGCAGTAATAGATCGCTTAGGTATGCCAGAAACCAGAAGTCCCCTTTTGAGGACGAGCAGGATGGAAACTTTATTTTAGAACCAATTGTGTTTGAGGATGGTGTACTAACTGTACCAAAAAACAACCCAGTATTACAGAGATTCATGGAGCTACACCCGGGAAACGGAGATATATTTAGTGAGTTTGATCCAGAAAAAGACGCATCCGAAAGAGTTGAGGATTTGAACTTTAGACTTGACGCTCAATTAGCAGCTAGAGACATGTCAATTGAAGCTGCTGAAGCTGTATTGCGCGTAATGGTTGGTGGAAGAGTTGATAGAATGACGTCAAATGAAATTAGACGAGACATTATGGTCTACGCTAAAAACAACCCTGAAGAGTTCTTGGAGATGCTAGACGATAGTGACTTGCACTTAAGAAACAAGTCAGCTAAATTTATCGAGGCTGGTCTATTGCAGTTTAGAAACAACAGAAGGGATGTGTTCTTCAATCTTCCAAACAACAAGAAGAAAATGATGAGCGTACCTATGGGGGAGGATCCACTATCGGCTTTATCAGCATTCTTAAAGACTGATGAGGGCATCGAGATAGAACAGTCTCTAGAAAAATTGTTGCAATAAAATATTATATTTGTAACCAATTATGGGAAAATTTTTAAAAATTGAGGCTTCAACTACCGGAACGGTTTTGATAGGCCTAGACAACATCGGTTTAGTAGCTAAAGCTTCTGATACTACCGTTACAATTACCTATGCATCTGCAACTGCATCTGCTGATATTTTGACTATTACTCACACAAGTAATGCAACTTTTTCAACAGTTCAAGCAATCATTGATGCAATCGTTACAGCTAACAGAGCTGACAACGCTCCAAATCAATTCGTAGTTCCTGTATTACCTTCAGGCATTACTATTTCAGCGGTTGCTATTGCTTAATTAATTTAGGCACAAAATTTAAGATAGCAGGGCACAGTCCCTGCTATTTTTTTATTATCTTTGCGTTGACATGATTAACAACGTAAGAAATACTGTGATGTTCATCCTAAATAAGGATAACAACGGATATCTTACTCCTGATGAATTTAATGCATTTGCCAGACAAGCTCAATTAGAATTATTTGAAGAATTGTTTTATAACTACAACAAGTGGCTTGCAAAGAGAAACACGGGAGCATCATATAGCGGAAGCGCAGACATACCAAAATTATTATCTGAGATCATAGACAAGTTCTCTACACCATTGAATTTAACATACTCTGCTGGCGAATACCAGTTGCCTACAAATGTATACAGCGTAACCAACATACTATACAATAGCAAGGACGTTGAGAGAGTTGATAAAAACAAATTACCTTATTTATTGTTTTCAAATCACACAGCTCCGAGTGTATACTATCCTGCGTATTCTCAGTCTGGTACCAAAATAACAATATACCCATCGTCTATACAGACAAATGTATCGATGGTTTATAATAGATACCCTGTAGATCCGAAGTGGACATACTACACCGATCCAGTTACACAGGCTCCATTGTTTGACCAGACCGCACCGGACTATAGCGACTTTGAGTTGCCAGAGGTGTGTCAAAATGATTTAATTATAAAAATCCTTAAGTATGCTGGCGTATCTATCAGAGAGCAAGAGATTGTTCAGGTAGCGTCCAACGAGGAGGCAAATAAAAACGCTCAACAATAATGTCAACAGATTTAGAATACTATAGCGATAGCGATCTTTGGGGATCAGGCCAATACATAACACTAGCTGATGTTGTAAATAACTTCATGCTTATGTATGTTGGGCCAGACAAACTAATTGATAACGCACAGAGATACAATGTATTGTTTCACGCAAAGAAAGGCGTGCAAGAGTTGAACTACGACGCAATGAAGAGTGTAAAGGTTCTTGAGCTTAGCGTTGGAGACGACCTTAAATTTATTCTTCCTCCAGACTATGTTGACTACGTGAGAATTTCCATGGAGTCAAATGGTGCGTTGTTCAAGTTGACCGAGAACTCAACGGTTAATTACGCAAAGACATACCTACAAGACAGCAATAAAGAGTTCTTATACGACAGCAATGGCAACGTGATTACCGGAACATCTGAATTGGACATCCAAAGAATAACAAATAGCCCAACAAGCAAGTACTTGCTAGATGGTTGGTACTATGGAAGAGACGGTTGGTTTTATGATGGATACTGGTACTTTAGATACGGCATTGGCGGTAGATTTGGATTAGATACCTCAGAAGCAAACGTCAATCCTAAATTCACGATAGACAAAGCGTCTGGAGTGATCAACTTGTCTTCTGGCATGCAGGATAGGCTTCTTGTTCTAGAGTACATCTCTGACGGCCTTGAGAGCGCAGATCCTTCTGAAGTCAAGGTGCACAAGTTTGCCGAGAGCTTTATTTATGCATACATCAAATGGTGCATGCTGAACAATAGAATAGGTGTGCAAGAATACGTTGTAAGAAGAGCTAGAGAAGAGAAGACAGCATTGTGGAGAAATGCTAAGATAAGATTAAGTAACTTGAAGCCTGGAAGATTATTAATGGCTCTTCGAGGTAGGGATAAGTGGATTAAATAATTATGGAATTAAAAAGAAATTTTTCTTCGGGAGTAATGAACAAAGACCTCGATGAGAGGGTATTGCCTAATGGGCAGTATAGGGATGCTAGAAACATTAGAGTCGGAACATCTGACGGAACGAATGTTGGTTCTGTTCAGAATGTTATGGGGAACACTCAAGCATCCTCTTTAAGAACAGCTGCGGCGAATATGGGGTTCTCTTTGCCGGACTATTGCACGACAATAGGATCATACGTGGACGTTGCAAACAACAATATATACTGGTTCATCACTGGCAATTACAACATGATCGCTAAGTATCATGACAATGGTGACGGTACTGGAGAGACTTTCATATTGCTTGCTGAATTAAAGGGTAGAGTTGGGGAGATTTTAAAATTCAACACCAGCTACCTAATCACGGGCGTAAACCTAGTTGACAACTTATTATTCTGGACGGATAATTTAAACCCCCCAAGAAAGATTAATGTAACTAGAACATACAAGCTAAATGCATTTACGGAAGCTGACATATCGGTGATTGTTGCTCCTCCGTTAAATCCACCTACAATTGTTTTGTCTAACGATGGAACCGATAGTAATAACATTAAGGATAGATTTATAAGATTTGCGTATAGATATAAATATCTAGACAATGAATATAGTGCGCTATCGCCATTTTCTGAGGTTGCGTTCTTTCCGTCTACATATGCATATGACTACGGAACAGGCAGTAACAAGTCAATGGTCAATGCAAATAACTCTGTAGAAATAACATTTGATGCTGGTAGCTCGAACGTAAAAGAGGTCCAGTTAATATTTAAAGATAGCCAATCTCTTAACTGCAACATAGTTGAGAACATTGTTAAGGATGCGGGTTTTACAAATAAGTTTACATTTAAGAACAACAAGGCATACGCCGTGTTGCCGGACGATCAAGTTACTAGATTATTTGACAACGTTCCCCTTAAAGCTAAGGCTCAGGAGTATATCGGCAATAGATTAGCTTATGGAAACTATACGCAGTTTTATAATATTTCTAACTGTCAAGATGTTCCCATTTCAATTAGCCTGAGAGCTGGATTGTCTCCGACAATATCTACAGCTAAAGACAAGAACATTCCAAAGAAAACATGGAAGAGCGGCAGAGACTACGAGGTTGGAATTGCGTATTTAGATGACTACGGTAGAATGACTACTGTATTAACGTCTGACAAGAATACCGTAAATATACCCCTATCTAAGGCAAAGGATAAAAATGACATAAAGGTAACCGTAAATAACTACGCCCCATGTTTTGCGACGAAGTATAGATTCTTTATAAAGCAAAGCAAGACGGAGTATTATAACGTATTTCCTACGCAATACTTTCAATATGGCTTGTATACGTATTTTCTAATACAGAGGGCGGATATTGACAAGGTTCAGAAGGATTCATATATAACAATAAAATCAACACCACTTGGCGCAACTGAGTCTAATTCAATATACAAGATACTTGAGGCAGAGAATAAGGTAAAGAATTTCTTAAACAACGCACCCAATGAACAGCCGGAGGGCTTTTATATAAAGCTAAAGATAGAAGAGGGGTATTTTTCATCTAAATCTGGAACTTTCGAATATGAATATGAGGGATTTGGGTACGCTAGTAACAATGATAAGACTTCAAATGCTTCTCAGCCATACTCGTCTAGAATAGCTATTGTAGAAAAACCAATATTTTATGGAGTAGGGAACTCCACATTATCCGCGCTGAACCAGTTCAATGGGGCTAACGATATGAGGTTCTCTGTAATAGTAGACTTGGGGAATAGGTTTAGTTACAGAATGTTTCCAAATTCTGGATATATACAATCAAAGGTATCTATGAACGCTGAGTTTGTTGGAACCAAGAAGGGAAACTGGTTAAAGGATTCTAGCGGAAATAAGGTTGCATTTATCATGTTTGGCTCCGGCATATCCTACACTCCTGGGGATTCATGGAGGGTTAATTGCAGATCCAAGTCAGGCAGGAATACGTTTGGTGGACCAACGGGCTTTACATATAATTCAGATATTGACGGTGGTTTTGCTGCAATTCCTTATTACAGAAACAGCTCTAACTTATTAGTTGAATTACCTATAAATCCAGGAGCATTAATAAAGATAGATCTATCAGAAAGCCAGGGGGCAGCCGATCAACCGGAACAAATGTTTACATCTTCTGGGAGATATCAAAACATAGAGGAATGGTTTTATGAGGAGCAGATATACAGTTCATTTAAGCAGTACTCAGAAGACGGCAAGAACCATGGATCTGAAAATGTTTTCTTCAGGAAGATAGATTCTAATGGATCACAAAGTCAAGACGGAATTTCTGGTGGAGTGCAAATGCTTATAAAGGGCTACGATATTTATAGTAAAGAGAATACCACATTTTTTGAATGGGAGCTTACAGACAATAAGCCTAGAAATAAAATGGTAGCTCTATTTAAGTTATCGCAACAAGACAATCCAACAATACTTGAAACAATAGGCAAGGATACAGACTCTGATATATTTTATGAATTACCTGGAACATACCCGATTACCACAAGTGGATCGAATAAACTTCATGGAGTAATACCATCTTCTGGAGATATAGCTCAGGTTACAAACTCGGGTGCTGAAATTACATTAAGAGGTTTCAATGCGTTTACATTTGGAAATGGTCTTGAGAGCGCAAGAATAAGGGACGACTTTAATCAGCCAACAATTGGACAAACGCCTAGGGCTAGCTCTTATGTTGAGAACTATGCGCAGAACAAGGCAATTGCCGGCATAACATACTCTCAGATATACCAATCAGAGACAACAACAAATAGATTAAATGAGTTTAACTTATCTAAGGCAAACTTCAAGTTTTTAGATAAAGCATATGGCTCAATTCAAAAGCTATACTCTAGGGATACTGACTTAATATCGTTCCAGGAGAACAAGGTATTTAGGGTTCTTTACGAAAAGAATTTACTCAGCGATGCTGTTGGTGGGGGATCGATAACTTCTATACCAGAGGTACTAGGCATGCCAGTTCCTTTTGTTGGTGAATACGGAATAAGCCTAAACCCAGAGAGCTTTGCTAAATGGGGCGATGATATGTTCTTCACTGACGCTAGAAGAGGCGTAGCTATAAAGCTAGATTCATCTGGAATGATGGAGATATCTTCTCAGGGAATGAGAGACTGGTTCAGGGACTTGTTTTCAGCTGATCCTGAAACTCAGAAGATAGGAGCATACGATCCTTATGATGCTGTCTATGTAATATCTAGCAACACAAAAACGGTCAACCCTTGCTCTGTGTCTGTAAACAGAAATCAATTTTTCCTATCTGGAAGCGCAGGTACCTATGATACATTTATAATTAAGGCGTCTCAAGCATGGGCCCTACAATTAATAGATACAGGTAGCGGCACTGGTTGGGCGACACTGTCTCAAGCCTCTGGCTCGGGTGATGCACTCGTAAAGGTTACATTAACATCGAACGTTGGCGCAGGTGCTCCTAGAAGCTTAAAGATAAGACTATCTGGATGCGGAACGGACATTGACGTAGATCTACAGCAATCATACAAGGCCTTAGTGTCTAAATATGTGGTAGTGGTTGGTGGGTCAGCAACATCTGGCGGAGCTCAGACACAGCAAAGCACCAACTGGACGTCCTCTGGATCTACTGGAGCTGTATACAATAACGTAAACTTGCAGCCAGTGGGAGCGTCATTATTCTCGCAATCTACAGGCGTAGTTGGCCAGGGACCAATTCCTGCGGTTGGAGATACTGTATCCCTAACAGCAACTGGTCAGCCAGCTGACCCTAGTCAAGTAAATATTCAAGCGTTCAACCCTACTCTAGGGAATAAGCTATACAAGTTAGACACAAATACGACATATGATCCAGCAAACATTAACACACTTATCGCAGCAGCTACCGAGGTTTTCCCGGTATTTGACGGAACGAAGTACAATGCAAATTTTGCATACAATGCCTCTGGATCTAATTTCTATCTTATTTGGGACTATAGAAACATTGTAGCGCCAGCTAGCACAGGGTCTTCTGCGTCTAAGGGCAGTCTAAATAAAGACATAGTTACAATTAACTATGGAACCTCAGTTGGCTACACTAAGGTCAAATACAATGCCGGAGTGGGTGCAACAAGATTTCAACTATACGACTTAAACGACAACTTAGTTGATGATAGTGGCTACGTTGGATTAAACAGCTCTGCTAACTACAACGAATTGATTGCACTTGGGGTATCTCCTGACGATATTAATTTAGTGGCTCCTTATGATGGCACCGTTAACAATGGAGTTGGGTACTTGTATCAAATGAGATTGGCAGCTGGCGACACATATCTACATGTAACGTCTCCTATATTGAGCTCTGTTTGGTCTTTCCAATCCTACAATCCTACCTTAAGGTCTACAACGGTAACGCCTAGTGGCTACATCTCTAGCAGCCTAGCTTGTGCAGGCACGCCATCTACAACTGTGTACTATAGCGGAACAGAGACAAAGCCTTCTGTGGGCGATATTATATACAGCGATGCATCTGGGGCCACATTATTCAATGGTGGCAGCTTGTATTACAAGTCTGGATCAGACGCTATTCAAATATCTAGCGAAGGATCGGTATTGACTGTGACTCCTTGCGGATGTAATGAATTGGCTGTGCCTGTTGTTTTGCAAGGAGACTTGTCTTACACAATAGGAGATGAGGTTACCGTAAACATAGCGGCTACAAATAACCCTACGTCATATGAGGTATACACAAGTTGCACTAGTTACACTATTAATGGTGGAACCACAGGTGGAGTTGTTACTGGTCAAGACTGTGACACAATGACATATAAAAATGTTACTGTATCTACGGGAGAGTCCAAGAGCTACTGCTTCATCACTGGCACTGCTTCTGTGGTAACTGGATCTGGCGTATCAATATCTAGCGCAGGCCCTTGTCAAGATGGACTACTTCCTGGCAATCTTAGTATAGATACTACGTCTGGTACATTATCTGGAACCGTCCAAGCGCCAGGCCAATACTCTATTGTCGTGAAAGCTACAAACTGCGTTGGCACAAGTATCGCTAAACAATTTACAATAACTGTTAACAATCAACCAGTTACATACATTAAGATTCAAGTAGACAAGGCTCACCCTCAAGCATCTGCCACTTCGGCATGCTCTATCGCTGTGCCTTCATTCATCAACATGTACTCTAATGGATACACTGTGTTCCCGGTACTAGATGACATTGTTTACGAAGACGAGAACGGAGCTACTCCTTTGGTTGGTGGAAGCCAATGGTACCTAATGAACAATGGACAGTCAATAAAGGTTGACAACAATGGTGTGGTACTTGATGTATACAATTGCGGAACAACTACTACAACCACCACATTGTCTCCTGGCAACTACTACAACGCTACGCTTTGTGGAACAACCCACACCGCTGTATTAGTAGATCCAGCGTCTCAAGTGATAACTATTGGATCTATAAGAAAAACAACTGACGGAAATTGCTGGACTATTAACTCTTCAGCAACTGCTCAACCTAGTAGTTATACCCTTCAAAATCCAGCAACATCTTATGTAAACTGCGTAAGCTGTACGGGAACCACAACGACTACAACTACAACAACCACTACTACAACAGCTCCAGCTTACACGCCATACGACATGGACAACACTGGATACGATACACAATACTTGTCTTGCTCTTCAGGGGTAGATGACACTGTATTCTATCATGACGGATCGAGTGCGTTGCCAGATGTTGGTGACTTCGTGTATACTGACGCTGGTGTTACATTGTTCAATGGATCCAATAAGTGGTATTTTGTTGATGCCGGAGCGACTACATATGCGCTACAGATATCAATAACAGGGCAAGTATTGGTTAAGTACGATTGCTCAACAACCACGACAACTACTACAACTACAACTACGACAACTACAAGTACAACGACAACAACTACAAGTACAACGACAACAACTACAACGCCTCCACCAACAACATCTGTTAGCTTAGCGTATGGCTTAACTAGTGGATCTTCTTGTGGATCTGGAGCCTTCAACACCTACTACTACACAGGATCGTTTGGGGTTAGCGGATCTTTGTATACTGACGCTGGCGGAACTACATTAGCTCCAGCGGGCTGGTACAAGAGGTTTATTGGCGGAGTGTACATTAGCTTCGAGTGGGATGGAACTCAATGGTTAGGCATGGTTGACTGCGCTGGATGAGTTTAATATATCTTTCTGCCCAACCTGCCACGGACTATTATGCCTGGCAGGTTGAGGTTTACTTAAATAACTTCACGACCATGGGCATACCCGAGGAAGACATATACGTCCTTGGGGCCCTAAATGGCGATTTGCCGAACTCATGGAGAAGGTGTGAGAACTTATATCCAAATGTAAATTTCATTTACGTAGAGGACACCAGAATCAATAAGGGCTACGCTCCATCAATACAGCCACACATAATTAAGAAAGTGTGTCACAAATTTCCAGAGAATTGTGACATATTCTATCACGACTGTGACTTCTTATTCACGAGGCCCATGAGCTTTGATACGTATAGATACGATAAGATCTGCTATTTATCCGACACTATAAGTTACATTGGCGCTAAATACATTAAGAGTAAGGGAGAGGATGTATTCTTGAAGATGTGTGAGCTAGCCGGTATTGACCATCATATTGTTGAAGCCAACGAAATGATCAGCGGCGGAGCGCAGAAGCTACTTAAGGGCGTTGATGCTGATTACTGGCAAGAGGTTGAAGACGTTAGCAACGCAATATACTTTGGCCTTGGGGAGCTAAAAGACAAGAAGAAGGATGGCGACCCTTATGGCGTGCAGATATGGTGCGCTAGTATGTGGGCCGAGCTGTGGTGCCTATGGAAGCGAGACATAGAGACCATGGTTGTGCCAGAGTTTGACTTTGCGTGGGCCACGTGTGCAGCTCCTAGGTGGGACCAAGTGAATTTTTACCACAACGCTGGAGCAGTTGACGACAGTACAGGCATGTTTGTAAAGGGCAAGTACATGAACTCAGACCCAATAAGCATGGATATAAAGGGGTTAGATCCAAATAGGTGTTCTTACTTGTACTGGAAGTGGGTTACAAACTCCGCCAAAAAAAGGTTAAATTTGTAGCAATGGCGAATTATACATTAACATATTCAACTCTGATGTCTGGATGGACGTCGTTTCATTCGTATTTCCCCGACTGGATGGTGAATATGAATAACAGCTTCTATACATTCTATAATGGAGAGATATGGAAGCATAACTCAAATCCTTTGCACAACAACTTTTATGGTGTACAATATAACTCATCTGTAAGAACAATTTTTAACGATGCGGCTGACGAGCAAAAAATGTTCAAGACATTGCAGCTAGAGGCGGACGATAGCTGGGGAGCCCAGGTTTTATCTAACTTAGGCTCTGGCAATGTGACCGAAAACAACTTCATTCAAAAGGAGGGAAACTGGTTTGCCTACATCAGAAGAGAGGATAATGATTCGAATACGATGTACTTATCGGCTCAAGGCGTTGGTGCCATACTGTCAATTGCAACCGGAACTGGCTATGTAGACATGAGATTTAACGGCAATGTTGGGTCCAATGTGAATGCAAATATCCCAGGAAGAGACAGCGGAGACATCATATACAGGATAAATAACTCATTATCTTCAAAGCAAAAGATAGGCATGGTATCTACGAGGTCTTATGATCCTGCGTTAGATAGAACAACCATAAGAATCATAGCGCCTCCCGGAGGATCGTTAATTACGCCATTGGTTGAGGACTTTATTTTATCCGTGAAGAATTCTATGTCTGAGTCTTTTGGACTTAGAGGATACTACATGGAGGTGCAACTAGACAATACAAGTACAAGTCAGGTGGAAGTTTTCCAAGTTTCTTCAGAAGTATTTAAAAGTTACCCTTAATTTAGTATCTTTGCATTAATATGAATTTTGATACAAGGACAATCTCCGAGAGCGATTACGAGAACATATTAAAGAAGTGGTGGAAAGACTGGAGATGGGAAGCGCCATCTAGGGATTTCTTGCCTACTAATTTAGATGGGATTATCGTTTCTAAGGACGGTGTAGATATCTGTGCCGGATTCCTGTACAACACAAATTCAAGCATCTCTTGGCTAGAGTTTATCGTTACCAACTTTGAAGTAAAGGACAAGCCATTGAGAAAGGAAGCGCTGAGCTACATGGTTGAGGTACTTAAGGTTTTGTCTGCAATAGATAAGAAGAAGTACATATACACGTCAATAAGGAATCAGTCGCTAATTAAAAACATGAAAGAATTCGGATTCCTAGAGGGTTCAACTGGGTGTACGGAATTAATATTTATAAATAAGTAAAATGGCAGCATTAACATCAACAATTGTCGCTGGAGCTGGAGTTGCACTTAGTGCATATCAGGCATACCAAGGGGCTCAACAACAAGAAGACGCAAACAAAGCTGCGGCAGACATTGCTGCAAAGCAAAGAATGCTTGCGGAGTCAAATAAAGTTTCTGGGGTTCAGGTACCTCAATTGGGTTATGAGTTAGCTCAACAAGCCCAAGCGCAAAGAAGTGCATCTCAACTACAGGCTCTACAGGGCGCTGGTGTTGCAGGTGTTCTTGGTGGTGTGCCAGCTTTGAATCAAGCAGCTACAGCTGAGGACTTGCAGTTGGCCGCATCTTTAGACGCACAAAAAGCTGAGAGAGATCAATTTGTTGCAGCGCAAGAGCAAGCGGCTGAGGCAAGAAGAATTCAGCAACAAAGCGATATGCTTAACAATGAGATGGCTGGTGCGCAAAACGCAAGAGCTATGGGTCAGATGACTGAGCAGGCAGGGTATGCCGGAATGCTAAGTAGCGCAGGTACCGCAGCAAACGAATATATGCAAAGCAGGGCTTTGTACAAGAAAAAGCCAGACACTATAAGCGTTCCTACAGTCAACGACAGCAACTCCGTTTTGACAGCTGGTCAAAATTTATCAGGCACATCCAATCCGGCAACCGATTTAAATGATATACCTGAAAACCCAAGGTCTGGATTTGGAAGCGATCTATATGGATATGGCAATCAATTAAATTCATTTAACTTCCCATCTAGAAAATAATAATTATGGCCGAATATTCAAAATTTGTAGCGCCTGACTTTGCGCCTATTGATTGGGGTAAGATCACCGGAGATATTGTAAGTAAATTAGACAAGACCGAGAAAGAAAGGGAAGATAAAAGAGTTGCTCTAGATAAAGAATACACTGATGTAGTGAAAAAAATTGACTCATTTCAAGGTTCAAGAGCTCCTACGTTTAATCAGTTTATAATGAAATCTGTAGACAAATTAAGAAATCACCTGTATGAGCAAAATCGATTACTAAAACAAGGCATGATAACACCTAGTGAATACAGTTCTCGAGTTTCAACTATATCTGATGGGTGGTCTAGGTTGGCGGATTCAGCTAAAACAAACGATCAGGAATTTGAGCGTGGCATGAAAAGGGTAAATGATGGAACGGCTAGTGGTCAAGAAATATACTTGAGACAGAAGAAATCTGAAATGTTGAATCTTAAGGGAAAGGAAATATTTATATCTCCCAATGATTCGAGAATATTTATTGCTGAAACAAATAAAGATGGTGGCGTAAATAGCGATTCAAATTTGATAGACATACAAACATTTAACGCTGGCCTTAATCAGGATATAGATAAATTAATATTATCTACAGAGGTGGAAAAATACACCAAGACCCTAGGTAAAGAAGCTAGAATGGTTAATGGTAGGTATGTTGCTTCTCAGGAGATAAGAAGGGGTTTTGAGTCAAAAGCTAAACCAAAAATCATAGCATCAATAATGAGCGACCCAAACAAGGCGGCTAGCGTACTTAAGGATAACTCAGAAGAAGATTATACATTTGAAGATGATAAATTATTCTTTACATCTAGAGAAGAAAACATAGAGGCATTATCAAAATTAAAAAAAGAAACCACCGACGAAAAGAAAAAGAAAGAAATACAGTCTGAAATAAATAGGATAGATAACGAACTTAAGCATACTATATTTCTAGAAAGAGATGAAAACTACATATATACACCTGTTCTTTCTGAGTATCAAAAAGGCAAAGCGGAAGGCGTTATTGGCGATATCGTTAAATCTCAATTAGATTACATCACCGAGAAGCCAGAGAGCGTAGGCGGCATGAGTTACTCCGAATCTAGGGACATGCAAAAGGACGCTAAAGAAGCAGAAAAGGCAAATAAAAGGGTTCGGGAGGTTAAGGCAATTACAAACCCGTCTGCAAAACCTTCGCTAAAGAGTGACATAATAAACCAGTTAGCAGACAATACATTCCCTGAGTTTAAGGGGTATGTGGTTACTAACTTTAACTACAATAATGGTAAATATATATTCGACTTAAGAAAGCCTTTGTTTGATAAAGCTGGAAAACCTCTAAGAAAGAAAAACGGAGATAGGGAATATGATTATCATGTTGTAGTTAAGAATCCTGGGGAGGATGTAAACAATGCCGTGAACTCATTCTTGAATCAAAAGAGAGGAACAGGGTACGCATGGCATGACATTAGCCCAGAGTTGGCTGCTGCGCCTACCGGTAATATAGGTTTGAATGCAACTGCAATTTTAAATAAGAATAAATAATGGACGAGAAATACTTACAGTCGCTGCACAGCCAATTAGGCGGAGAGAGCGTTTTTGGAAAATACGAAGACTTCAAAAATCTAATTACTAGAGATCCTAATTACGCTAAAAACTTCTACAATAACTTTGGAAGAGATGTATTAGGAGAGGAGAATGATTTCTATTTATTAGTAAAAAAAAAAGACACTGGGGTGCAACCTTCAATGTCTCAGGCAAAAAGCTCTTCATCGGTTTCAGCAGAAGTGGCGCCAACTGGGCCTTCGGTATCTTCAGCTACAAAAATTAATAAGCCTTCCGCTTACAATAAAAATATTGAATCTTCTGATTGGGCTAAACACCAAGAGATAACAAGGAAGATCCAGAATGCCGCAAATAAGAAGGACTCTGCGGCTGTACTTGCTGCGTCCAAAGAATTAAAGGACCTAAGAAGTAGGTATGGTTCAGCGATGGAGGGCGACAAGAACCTCAGTGAGGACGTCGCTGTCACTCAAAGAATTGTGAGTAGGTATATGCCAGAGATTGACGTTGCGTCATACAGTATGGCTCCAATCAAAAAGCAAGAAACACTTGTTCCTATGCCGAAGACTACAGCTCCAATTCCCACAAAGGAAAGAGCTGCTCAAGAAAACGATCTCAAGAAATTTGAAGAATCACTTGGGTCAAGCATAGATCTTACAGAAGACGACTTGAAGTATATGTTCATTAATGATAACGTGCAGCTAGGCACAAGTGCCGAGGGCCAAGCGAAGGAGTCTGAAAACGAAATTTCGGTAGACGAAGCGTTCTCTGATAATGATGGTCTTTGGAACTCTACTAAAAAATTATATAACAAATTTCTTACTTCAGCGAATGCGTCTTTATATTTTCCTACTGCAAACGTAGGCATGACTAGCGATGCTAAGTCATACTTAATAAAATCAGCTCAAAAATTTGCAGAAGAAAAACCAGATGGATCGGCAACTGAGGATGAGATTTTAGAGAGAGCAAAGCAAATGATGCTTGAAGATTTGAATAAAAAATCAAGAGAAGAATTAATCGAGGATTGGGCCAGAAATGGAGGAAACGATGCACAGAAGCAAGGCATAGCAAATACCCTTGGATCCGTTATTGGTAAAATAAACACAAAAGAAATAGAGTTCAAAAAGAAAGCAATGGACGTAAAGTCTATTGTGTCTGAGATAGAGAAAATAAGAGCTGAAGGAATAAATCCTGAGAATGCCAAAAGATTAAATGAGTTAACAATCACCGGCAATAAAATGATGGTCGATCTTAATGAAAACTATAAATACATAGACAATGACTTAAGAAATTTATCTGACTTTCAAAACGAGCTAGATCTTTTTAAAAGAAACTACTCTACGGTTGTTAAATTGGCAGCTGGACTTGGGTCAGCTACAACTAGTGCCGCCAAGGGATTCTTAGAGGCTAAAAGCGCCGTAGTGTTAGGCGCAAAAAGCTCCCTTGGCCTCAAGATGGATGCTAGCGATGTAGAGACTATCAATACAGCTAATCTACTAGGAGAGTTAACAAAATCTCAACAAGACTACATAGAGAGAGAAAAGTCGATATCTGACATTAAGGATGCAAAATCATTTTTTCGCATATCTGGTCAGGTTTTGGCTCAACAAGCGCCACAGCTAGTTGTTACATATTTAACCGGTGGTTCTGCATTTGGCTTGTCTGCTATGGGTGTATCAGCAGCTGGAAGTAAGTATGCAGAAATAAAGAACGAAGAAGATTACACTCAATCTCAAAAAATATTAGCATCTATTGGAGTTGGTTTATTTGAGGTTATATCTGAAAAAATAGAATCTAACGTAATAAAAAGAGCTCTTCCATCAGCAAGGGTTGCTGCTGCGGCAGCCAATGGCGCAACCCGCCTAGAGTTAGACGCAATGAAGGCCGAATTAAAATCAGGTATCAAGGGGGGCGTTAAATCTACAATTGACAAGATTGGATCGGTTACATTAAATGCAAACCAAGAAGGTGTGTCTGAGGTTATAGCTCAGGTCGGCGGCAACATGGTCGATAAATATGTATTAAATAACAAAAAAGTAGGATTACTCGACGGAGTAGAAGATGCGTATTTAACAGGAGCGATAGTGGGTGGAGCTATTACAGCATCCCCTATAATTGCATCTAAAATTATATCTCCATTTATTCAGGATCCAGACGGAATAATAAGAGCCAATAATAATAGAATCAAGCAGTTAACAGAATCATTAGAAAAGGTAACAAGCCAAGAATCTAAAGATATCATTAATGAATCTATAAATAAAACAAAAAAAGAAAACGAAGCCATCATCAATGGTGGTATTGATGTAATTAGTAAATTAACCCCTGAAGAAATAAGAGAAGGTGTTGCTAATTATGAAGAAATACAAAAAGTAAAAAGTCAATTCCTAGTAATCAAGGGAGACAAAAACTTGACAGATGCTGAAAAGAAATCTGTAATGGCCCCATTGAATGCCAGATATGACGAATTAGTACAAAGAAGACAAGATATAATTAATAAAGCAAATGCCATTCAAGAGCAAGGCTCAGGCAAAGTACCTGTACAGCCAGAAACCGGAACTAGCGAAAAAGTGGAGCAAAGAGTTCCCGAATCAGAACCTCAAGGCACTACCGAACAAGGTCAAGAAGAAAAAGTAACACCAGAATCATATGTTGCTGATTTGCAGGAAACTAAGAATTCAGACCCAGAGCAATATTGGTCAGTAGACCCCGTATCCGAAGAAGCAGCCAAGGACGGAACTGTTATATCTGATACAGATGGTGGCGCTTTAGTGTCCAAAGACGGAGACATAAAGGGGTTATTCAAAAAAGCTACATCTAAAGCAAAAGGCGTGGCTCAAAGATTATTGAATAAAGCGGTAGATGCCGGAGGGATTAAGCTTGATAACTTTGATAATTACCTAAGTCCTATATACAAAAAAGCAGGATTTAGAGTGGTATCTAGACTCCCTTTCAACGAGGAGTACGCACCCGATGGCTGGAATAAAGAAAAACACGGAACACCTGATGTCGTAGCCATGGTTTACGATCCGGATAATAAGTTGAACATTGAGGAAAAAACATTTAATGACTACGATGAAGCAATGGCATACAGAAACTCCTTTGTTGATCAAGCAAGAAAAAACAAAGAAGCCACAGTGGCCAAAGAACAAGGGGCACCGGCAACCACTAAAACTAAACTCGGAAAAAACATTAAAAAAGCAATAGCTAAAGTATTCCCTGATCTTAGCGTATCTGAATTTAAGAACACAAAAGAAATGAAGGACTACGTGGCTAAGAAGTATGGTCAAGAGTTTGCCGAAAACTTTGCGGAGGATGATGCTGCCAGAGCTATTTTTGATAAAGGGAAGATCGTTGAGGTTCTTGTGAATCAAGAGTTATCAGACGAGACAACAATGCCTCATGAGATCTGGCACGGTATCCTGTCTAAAGCGTTCGGAGAGAACGAGACTCTATTTGATAGCTTCAGAAAGTCAATCGACAAGGCGCTTAGGGACAATGGCTACGAAGACATTGCTGATGAACTAGACGCGTTTGCTATCAACCCTGAGTACATTGAGTCGGACACAATGGCTAGTGAGTGGTTGGTTCAGTTTGGAGGAATGTTGGCGTCTGCCAGAATCAACCCATCTAAGATGAACGCAAATCAAAAGAACTTATTAAATCAATTAAAAGATATCATCAATAAGTTTACCAAAGCAATCACGGGTCAAGAAGTGTTTCTAGAAGACGCCACACCTGAGAATATCTTGGACTTTATGACGAGCATCTCTGACTCATTGTCTAGAGGCGAGGATATCAGTGGGTACTTTAAAGGCGGAGAAGGTAAATCGAGTGGCAAGACAACAAAAGCCCAGAAGGCTCATCCATATATACCAAAAGAAGTATTTGAAAAGCTAACCACCGACAAGGATGGCAATATAGTATTCAATCACTATTCTTGGAAAGAGATAGATGAAGTTAGGCCTTCAACTGGCTCCGGTAGTCTTATTACAAGCAAGGAAGAACAACAGGCGTTATCAAGCGTGGGTGGTCTTGCGATGTACTACACTCAGATCGGGCAGAAAGAATCACACGTTGGAAATATCCCTAACACTGTAGTTGTTGACCCATCTAAGGTCTACTACATGAATAAAGATGTTTTGAATTTCTACGATGAGGCTAAGGAACAATTCTTGGACCACATGAATAGAAATAACAACAAGAGAGTTAATTATGCATTTAATCCTAACTATCAAGTTGCTTGGATCACCAAGGTAGCTACAGAGAAAGGATTTGATATGGTCATTGCTAAATGGAGAAATGACTATGACTTTAGAGCTCAAACAAAAAAGACTCTTAAGCCAGAGGCGGAGGTAATTCCTTTAAAGCAAATTGAGGACAATAAAATATCCGTAGGAGATAAGATATTCTTCATGGGTAGAGAAGTTGTATTGACCGATGTTGACGACAATGGCGTTTACTCTTACGAGGGTTCAGGCGTATCTGGAAAGATACCATTGGAGAATGCGATGAAATTTGGCAAGTTTGGACCTATCTATAAGTTATCGTCTAAGCCACAAAAAGCTAGACTTCAAAAAGAAGTTGCCGGCATCATTGAAAAGTCTACAAACAGGGGCGCAACAAAGGAAAAAGCATACGAAAATGCATTAAACTATTTACAGAAAAGCAAATACTACCAAGACGCTGACGACTCAGAAAGAGAAGCGCTCGTAAGAGAGCTTAGATCAGCTATGGGTCTTAAAGAAAAGAGAAACGTATCTGTAGGCAGAATACTTGGAGCTATAAAAGATATTGCCAACATTACGGCAAAAGAATCTACGCTACTTAAAGAACAAATAAAGTTAGAGGGCAAAGCAGCTAAGGCAGCAGCTAAAGAAGTTAATGACCTAAGAAAGGCATTATCATTAGAGGTGTCTGAACTTGCGAAGTCTGGCAAGATCACCACAAAGCAAGCTGCAACAATTATTAAAAGAATTGGCTCTGTCAATCTAAGCAACCCATCAGTTGTTGATGGTTTTGTTGACTACATGACCAAGGTGTTCAATGACGCTGACTACTCTGAGAAGGTAAGAAAGGCGAATGAGAACATTAAAAAGATAAAGAGATTCTACAAAGGCAAAGACGTGCAGGCAACTGTTAACTTAATGGCTAAGAACTTCTTGACAATTGACCCTAAGAAACTGTCAAATATTGACGAGTACTTGGCTATCTCGACAGAGGTTTTGCAGGCTGTCATGCCTACATCTACCCCTGCCGGAGTGAAGATGAGGGTCGCTGCTGATGTTGCAAAGATTAATGACTATATTAATGCAGCCGCAAAAGAGCAGGCTAAAAAGGTAAAGGATGATTTACTTTCTGAGTACCAGTATCTTGTTGACGCAGGCGTAATTGATGACTCAATGAGCTATGATGAGATTGTTGAAATCATTGACTCTATTGAAGATAACGCTGCGCAAGATGTTTTAGATAAGGGCGAAGACGTGAGACAATACATTGTTAAAATGTTTAACTCACTATCATCTATTGGTAAGGAAATCTTGTCTAAAGGCGAAGACCCAGTTACTGGATTGCCAGTCGATTTATCTGACGATCAGAAAGCTGTACTTAAGAAGTTCTTGAATATGGACATCGAAAACATGTCTATCAAGGATGCGAAGCTGGCTCTAGAATATCTGTCTAACTTTATCACAAACGGCATCACAGACGGTATGGCTGGCATAGTAGAAACTTACTCTGGATCAGAAAACTTAAAGACATTCATTAAGACCGGGGCTAAGTTTAGAGATCTTAAATTATTCTTCTCTAAAACAGCAGGAAAGGTTATTCTACAAGAGTTAACAAACTTAAATATTCTATTGAAAATAGCCCTCACTGGACAGGAAAGGTCTTCTGTTTTTAGAACCCTTAGCGGATTCGATGATATTGTTAACGGTAACGCGAATGCTAGAAAGATTGCATCTGTTAAGCTGGATCAATATTACAATAAGTTTAAGGACGTCAAGGATTTCTTTACAGCTGAAAACAATATTGAAAGAGGCGTTCTTGCTTTCTTGGTTAGAACAAATGAATCTTCTGACGAGCTAGAAAGAAGAAAAGGCCTAATAGAGCAAAGCATTGAAAAGATGATGGAAGGCAATGAGCAAGAAGTTGCTAAGGCTAAAATAATAAAAGAAGTATATGAAAGAATTGGCAAGAATGCAAAGACGACTCAGGATGTTTTCGATGCTGCTAAAAAAGAAAACAGAGACGCTGTTAATTGGTGGATTAATAATTGGAATAGTGATTATGATCGCCTTAAAGATGTATCTCTTAACATTTACAACACGGATCTCGGAAAAGATAAAGACTATACTCCGGATGTCTATGGCAAAATAGAAGAGGAAAGCGAAGAGTCCGATCTAGGTAAATCTGCATTCATGATGTCTATTAATGACTACACTGTAAAGAAAAAGACGGGTGTATTAATGGAGGCTAAAAAACCATCAAGGCTTGGGACAAATAGAGTCGTTAGCTTTGATTTTGATACCAATAATGCAAGAGCTTATGAAGCTGCACTGATTGACATTGAGACAGCCGCTCCGATTAGAATGATTGATGGATTTATAAATTCAAAAAATTTCTCTAAGCTAGGAAATTCTGATGACGTTAAAGAAATAAAGGGCAGGATAAATAGATATATAGGAGAAATTAGGGGTAAAAACTTTGTACCAAAATCATCCCTAGATGATGCAAATAAAAAAATAGACAAAATTAGTTCAATAGGTGCTTCGATGGCCTTGGGTGGAGCAACCCAACCATTTAAGCAAACAATTCCAGTAATAATAAATACATTGATAAACAATGGATTCTATTTTGATTTGTTTAGCGGATTCAATAATGAAATAAATAAATTTATCGACAACTCTGGGCTACCCATAGCAAATAGAGGCCTAGAGTCTACGGCATCAATTAAAACAGCTGATAGATACCTAGAGGAAGCATCCAATAGCAAGGGAAGTAAGGTTTTTGATCTTGTAAAAAATGCAGGTGATAAATACCTAGACACATTCCTAAAGAGACCAGACGTATTTGTTGCAAGAGCATCTTTCATATCTTACTACAAAAAAGAATTAAAGAAAAGAGGGGTTGATGTAAATGGCATAGATTGGTCTACGCACAAGATGAATAAATCGGCAGCTCAATACGCGCAGGATATGGTTGATGAGCAGCAAAATGTGTCTGACGCTGCGTTAATGGGTAATCTGATGACATCAAAAGATCCATTAAGGCAAATAATAAAGAAGACGGTATTTACATTTATGTCTTTTGTAATGAATCAAAAAACCAGAATGTACTCCGATATCATCATTCTGAGCTCCAAGCAATCCACAAAGGAGGACAAGAGAAAGGCAGCATGGTCGCTGGCCGCCTTGTCGTCAGAGATGGCCACATTCTCTTTAGTAGGAGGGTTTATATCCGAAATGATAAACTCAGCTGTTTTATCAATCATGGGGGTTGATGAAGATGAGGAACAAAGGGCTAAAAGAAGAAAATCTAGGTACGAGACAGTTGCGACAAATATATCTAAAGACTTCTTGTCTCCATTGCCATTTACAGATGTCGCTGTTGTTTATGCGCTAAATACAGCTCTTGATCAATACTATAAAGCTACAGAGAAGGATGCTGATGATGAAGAAAAGACAGATAGATTTAGATTATTCGAAAAGAAAGAGTCGTCCGAATTTGAAAAATGGGGAGCTGCCGGCATAACAGGGGCAAGATACCTGGAGATGATTGATCTCATGAAGATGGCATACACCGGTGAGTTTGAGCAGGAATTTGTGAAAGGAAAGCCAACGACAAAGTACCTAAGAGACGAGGACAAGAAGACACTATCTGGTCTAAGCTTTGTTCAAATAGGTGCGAATCTTGGACTATTGCCTTCGGAAGCTACGACAATAGTTAGGTCAGCTACCAAGATAGCTAAGAAAAGGGCGAGAAGAGAGGAAGATCACCTAGAGGCTAAGTACTATAAAGAAAGAGGTATACAGTTGCCGGATTACTTAAAATAAGTGAGTAATCCGGGCAACCTGCCCATTCTGTTTGCAGTGCAAGAATCCCTCAATCGCTTTAGGCGATCCGGTGTAGCCGTTTCTACTGTGCCAGCTATCAGTGCCAGATGGGGATCTTAAGCTCTCCACAGTGACGCCAATGTAATCCTTTGATGTCTTGTGGTGAACGTGGTGAGTGTATATGTATCTATGTTTACATATCGCCCAACCTTGAGGATATTCGTGGGCCATCAACAATGGTAGGTCAGCATTCTTTGCGCCATCTCCATGTGTTGTGCCAATTAAATTATTGTAATATCTATAGTATTTTCTGTGAGCAATTGAGCAATCAAATGTGACGTGCTCGCAATTTCTGAACCAGCTTTGAATCACATCTGCCAAGAAAAACCCATTGGTGTAGTCATGGTTTGATGGATTGAAAACAAAGTGAACGTCAGCAATAGAGACAAGCATCTCAATGATGTCAATGTATAATTGCTTAGCTATCAAGAAGTTATCATACCACATCCCATCAGTGTCCTGGGGTGTGCCTGATGTTGTTGTTCTTTTTGGCGTATCAATGTGTAAAATGTCATTGCCGCCAATGAATAGAATCTTGTCGATCTTAAATCCTGAGCATTTATTTACAATACCCTTGACGCCTTCCTTAACTCTAGCAACAGCAATCTGACTATTGTATTCTTCGCCCGTCTCAAATGAACTAGCGAGCTTACCAATGTGTACGTCAGCCGGGTCCACAACAAGAAGGTATCCGGCATCGCCATGGTCAACCCTTTCAATCACAGGGTACGATGGCGAGTGATTTCTCATGTCCTCAATGATTGACTCTTTCAGGTCATCGTATGACAATGAATCATTCTTGCCTACATTAATAGAGAAGTGTTTACCCTTATGCCAGTAATGTTTTACGTTTTCAATTGGAATACCTAGTGTCTCGCATTCCTTGGAAAGCAAGTTGTCTTTTTCTACAACTCTGTAGGATACATTTCTTCTTACTCTACTGAAGGGCTCTTGTGTTACGCCCTCTTCGATTAGCTTTCTTGCGATCTGTGTCGCACTTCTGATCCCCTGGTTAAATAATTCAGTGGCTCTTTCATAATAAGGTCTCATTTGTATAATTGGATTGGATTTCTTTTAATTGTTGCATTAATCTGCTGCATATTGACACGACCTCGTCGTACTCAATATCCATCATGGACTCGTATAATTCAGTAATTGAATTGTTCAACTGATCTATTTCCTCGTTTACGTAGTCCGTATGTTTGTTTTCTCTCATAAATAAAAGGGCTAGTCGCCTAGCCCCATTAACCCAAAATTACACCATGAATCAACACAGATATGCAGTACAAATATAGTGAAGCATATGTGTATTGTGAAATAAACTTATCCACATTACATAAGCGTGAGCTTATATAGTGTTTCATTAACAAGTCCAAGTAGGTCCTGTAGGATGTTTTGTAAGTCTGGTGAGTAGTTGTCCATCTCCGCTTCGATCATCTTGGCGATGCCTTTTAAATGATCTCTAGCTGGCTCTTTCTTTGATGCTGGAATGTCAAGGGGAATTCTGCCATTAGCTCCGAAGTATTTCTCTACGAAAGAGTCAATGTGCCCGAGTAATCCATCATAGTATTCTCCCAATGCCATGTGTTCTGCGAATGATGTTGTGTCTAGGTGAGATAGGTGAATGATGTCTCTAGACTGGAATAGTGTTCCGATAAACTTGTTAGGTGTCATAATGATACAAAGATACTATAATGTTGAATATAATACTCCTTATCGGTAAAAAACCGAGTTAATGTTGGATATATTCCACATTTATACCCTATCGGTAATAAACTCAATAGGTTTATTGAGTACCTATTAGTTTACTGACTTATAATTGCTCAATATAAGCTTGGAGCCTAATATCCCTTAAAAGTGACTTAATAGTATATATTTGTTCCTTATATGGCACTTTATTGTGAAAAAATCACATCAATCAAACTTAAGACCATTTTCATTCATTATCTCATGGAGTTTATCTCTCGTGTCTATTAGTGCCTGATAAGTATCTGCTGATATTGTGTCTGATGCGTACTTAGTCTGAGACCGAAGGTGTTGGTCTAGCTCCCACATACAGAGTGACCACTTACTACCATTTGTAGCAAGATCAAATTCCATTTGATCCTCTGGTAGATTGAATTCTAATGTTGCTTTCATTTTGTTTTTTGTTTCGTTAAGTAATTCTTTTATTAGTGGTGAATGGTATTCCCTCATCGGAGACCCATCCCTATTCAGTAATTCCCTTGTCATTCAAAGCCTTGTCGTTTATGTATTTATAGATGTCAAAAAAGATATCCCTTTCCTCTTTGCTCAAATTAAGCAGCCTGGGTCCAATCGGTCTTATTTCTAAACCCTCTTCTGAGTCATCATCAACAAGAGCAATTACATAACAACTCTCTTCATTTTGAAAGCAAGAACCATTGATTGTGTGGTTGCCCTTTCTGTATGCAAATCCACTATAAGTAGCATCTATTCTTTCGTACCCTTCCGCTTCTAGTCGGGCCTCGGAACCATAGTACGTATTAGGAAGCCACTTAACAATCTCATACTGTGAACCCGTTAAGCGACATTCAATATTATCTATTCTTATTCTTATATTCATCTGGTGGATCCTACAGGACTTGAACCTGTGACCTTCGCATTATGAGTGCGCTGCTCTAACCAACTGAGCTAAGGATCCGTAATAATAATCTTTGTCTGAGATTTTACTGAACATGGTTTACTGTTCACCTGATACTTTGTGCGCACTGGTAGAGCAGGGTCTCTCACTGTACACTTTGGGCCATTCGTTCTTCCTTTGGGTAGCTAGTCCTGGAAGCCAAAGATAGTCTTTCAACGGTGCTTATCCGTCCTCAGTAGATTATTATTTGCTGTCTTTCCAGCAGTCAAGTAAGTTCTCTGGTTTAATTGGACCAGATGCCATATAGGAAGATTACTATTTCTCCGTAGTCAGGACAGGATTGTGAACCTGTATGTTTGGATTCGTTTACGTTGCCTATACCCCTTAGTACATTTCAACTAATGTGATAGGTCGTACCAAACTCTTGTTACCATGCAATAGCGTCTATACTTTTCCGCCACCTGACTATAAATGCCTTTTTGAACGACGTCGAGAAGGCTAACTCTATCTCCTATACGATGAGAGCAGATGTCTTGGGCATTGTTAAGAGGCCGATCTGCGTTTTACGATCCCCTGGCCAACGGGGCTAATGTGTTTATTACTTTAATGCATCAACTATTGCACAAAATAATTTGTCTTTCTTTTGCTGAAATAGAGGCAATTCTTCAAACGGCACTAAGCAAGGATGTGTTTTCTTTTCTGCATCCTTTACTTCTCCATAAATCCAACCATCTTTAATTTTCCCCTCCATCCAAGCGTTGTGCTGAGAATCTTCTTTAGCATCTGAATTTTGTAGGCGAAATTTAACTCCCATAATTGCTGAATCTTGTTGCCATTGTTCTGCTTCAATCCAATCTTTTTGAGTAAAATCATTATTTTCTTCACACCATGCTTTATTTGCTTGATGACAAATTTTAGCTATACCAATCACAATATAGCTGTCCGTTTTTTCCATTGTTGTATTTCCCATATTTTATTTTATTATTTCAAATGTAGCGTTGTGGTGTATGCGAATTTGGTCAGTAGCGTAATGCCTTACTATTCCACTATCACATAACACCACACACCACACATCGTTCTCAAACATGCCGGAGTCGCTGACGTATATTGCATAACCATCTTTATCTCCTTCAACGACTACCGGTATTGGTTTTTTGAACTCTAACATTTATTTTACCTCACAAAGGTATTAACTAATTGGCAAGAAGTCAAGATGTGATTCATAATATCATTATATCTTGATTGATTTTTACTTTCGCATGACATATGGTAGTTATGCATTGTATCCATAATATCCGCAAACATAAGCTTCAATTCAACCGAAGGAGAGTATTCCATAGATGAAATATCTTCCAATGTTAAACCGCATTGCTTTTGAATGTTTGACAATTTGATCTCAGGGGCACAAAATTCATCTAAATCAACCGGCGACTCTTGGCCCACCTCAAACTCCACAGTTTGTTCAATTGATACTTCCTCAACCATGTTAGATTCCTCTAACACAGGAGCTTCTGTTGTTTTCTTTTTTCTCATTGTAATATTAAATAATTTCACAGTTACCTCCACTACATGCTAAGTTGTCAGACATGTTGGTATTGTCGTTCATCTCAACAATATCTGCAACATTTATTCTTTGTAGGCTCTTGTACAGTCTGTGATATTCTTCTTCAGTGATTGTCTCAAAAGGTGTTTGTTGGTATGACCCTAAGTCCTCTGGCATAAATGACAATCCATTAAAGCTGTCCTTGTTCTGCCACATCCACTCGCCAACTGACTCCCACTCGCCATTCTTCACAGTAACTGTCGCACTAACGTTGTGCGTATTGTCACCAGTGATATGGCCCGGCTTGATCCATTTGCCGTGGAAGTTCTTAATCCTATCCAAGAAGTCAATAGCATTCTCAGAGTTTCTTGTAATAGCGCCCTCTGGAGCCATTTGAGGGATAGAGATGACTGATTGCCCAGCTGAGTTTAAGATGTCGTCCTCAAGGAGCTCTGGATGCATAATAGATAGGTATGTATACATCGCCTCGTTCTTGCCAACCCTAACTCTTCTAACGTAATACTTATCGTGCCATGCATGGATGCCTGATGACGTTCCAACAACTAATGATGTTGTGCCAGATGGCTTAACGCATGTCACTCTCGCTGCTCTATTTATATCTAACAGACTAGAAACAACTGCATTAACATTTATAGCTTGCTCTGCTGCGGCCTCAAGATCTAAGCTCTCGACAGCTCCGCTTGCGATACCAGTCATACCAATACCAAGCAATGCTTCTTTCTCGGTTGTCTTTTTCCATTCTGATCTTAAGTAATGGAAGTCAGTGTAAGATGCCTGAAGTGTTCCGATAAACGCAGCGGCAGATGCTCTAGCCATCAAATCGTCCTGGCTCTCAATGTCTGATGCATTGATCTCCACTAAGTTACAGAACTGAAATGGATTTAAGCTAATTTCACAACATGGATTTGTACCTAGATTTACGTTGTTTGTAAAGTAAACGCCAGGCTCTCCACTATTTGAAAGCTCAACCTTCTTCCACAAGTTCAAGAAGTCATCCTTCTTAATAGAGCTTCTATCAATGACTGCGCTATTATTTGCTCGGCCACGTTGAGGGTTTAATTCCCACCAGTCCCCAAACTTGCAAGTAAGCATGTCTTCATCATGTAGATCGAATAAAGAAATCATCGCTGATCTACGAATGCCCCCACTCAACACCGCATTAGCAATGTGACAAAGAATGTCGTGGCACTCCAAAGATGTGAGCTTGTCTCCGTCTTGTTTGCGATCTAAGATGGCCTCAATGTGGGTTAAGCAAATCTTCAATGGCTCAGGCCCAGGAGCTACGCCACCACTAGTGATAAGTCTCTCTCCTTTAGCTCTGATAGACCTGAAGTCAAATGACGGCTTCCAACTACTCAAGCCTAAGTAACTCTTCATCAATGCCTTAACAGCGTCAGCCCACCCTTCGATGTTGTCAGATACTAAATACTTTTTCTTTTTGTCAACCTTTTTAATTGCTGGTAACTTCTCGATGTCGTGTCCCTGAACCGAGTACCCCACGCCTGTGCCAGCAAGCAATAGGAACATTGTCTCGCTGAACGCTTTGTAGTGATCAATTGGCAAGTATGAGCAGTTGAACAATCTAACAGGGTTCACCTCAATAGCTAGTCCGCCAAACTGCAAAGACCTCATAGAAGGCAATACCTTCTTGTCGTACACATACTCATAGGCTTCGCTGATCATGTCCTCAATGTGAGGAAACTTCTTGATGTGCATCGCCTTGTTTCTGTCCACAAGCTCACGCCAAGTCTCGCGTCTATTTAGTTCTGGCAAATACTTTGCATACTTGCTCCAGACAATAATGTCTGAAAGTATTTCGCTTGATATATTAGAACTTTTTGCCATGCTTGTAACCCCTCATGCTGTTGTACTTCATTTTCAACTTGATATGCTTCTCTAGGTCTACATTTAAACCTCCACACAAATCAAACAATCTAATTGCGACGTCAGCAATCTCATCTTCAAAAGAAGACTTAACGTACTTCTCGAAGCCATCCTTCCAAGCTCCCTCAAGTAAGAAGAACTCTTCGTCAATCTCATCTAGGTGCAAGTCTTTTAAGAGTGTGTCAGCAACTTTCTCGTTTGCGAAGTGATCTTTTCTAAGAGCCTCCAAGGCCTCAGCTAATTCGCTAACAATAAGCATTAATAATTCTGGTTTGTTTCTTGGGTCATCCCAAAAACCTTTGTCTCTAGCCATCTCGTGGGCTTCTCTAATCATTTTTTCCATAGTGTACTTCTGTTTTAAATCCTTTTTCTTTTAATTCTTTTATTCTGTATTCTTGAAGCGGTGATAACTTACCGTCTGCTCTTTTAACCTCGCAGAAGAGTATGCCTTTTTCAGGATGCAGCGCTAGTAAATCCGGGATTCCGTTTTTGTTTGTCTTGATTAACTTCAATACGTAATATCCCTCGGCCTCTAACTCTTTGATCCTCTTTGTTTGTACCTTTTGTTCGGTTAACATGGGTCTACAAAGTTATAAAAAGTGCATGAATTTTTCCAAATTTACTTATCAACAATGTACTCCTTTTTAAAGTGTGACAATGTGTAATTCTTTTTCTTATTCACGACCTTGTATATCTTTTCTTCTATGCCGCCAACAGAGAACACCCAATATATTTTATTAAATGCCCTGCCCTTTGTTGTCATTCTATCCCTTGCTTGCCAGTAGCTTGTCGCACTGAAGTCAATGTTGTAGAACACAATGTGATCAGCTGCACTAAGGTTGATACCCTCTCTACCTGACACAATTTGAACCGCAAAGTTTTTACATGATCCATTCTGAAATGTAGCAAGGTCCGTCGTCACATCATCGCCAAACACTGATACTATAGCGTCAAGCTCTGCCTTGAACTTATAAAATATTGCTATTCTTTTTCCAGCAAATCTATCTTTAATTACATCAGCCTTGAATTTGGATAATATCATAGAGTTTTTTGACTCAAATATTATTGTGCCTGAGTTAATCTGATGTAGCTTCTGCATCATCTTAGCGCCGGTGTCGGCCAATATAACCTCTGTTGATCCCTCAATGACCTTATCTCTAATGAGCTCATTTGATAGCTTTGTTATTACGTCAGGCATGCCTACCCATATAATCTCCTCCTCAACATTTGACTCAAATCCTGCCTGCTGCTGCGTGAAGCTTATAGTAAAAGGCTTGAGTGCAACACTTATCATGTCGCTATTACCTCGTGAATAGTCATTAATTAGCATGCCCCCAATCTTCCTTTGCTTAATATTAACAAAGTCTTTTGCCCACTTATAAAAGTTTACGTGGATTGAGAATGGTGAATGAGCTCCGAGCACCCACATTTGATGGTACATCTGCGAATATGACTCAGGAGATGGGGTGCCTGACAGGAACACAACCTTGCAGTTGTTTCTGTCAATCAAATCCCTCACGTCCTTGGCTCTTTTACTTGGCTTAGGAAAGGCCCCAAAGCAATGAGCCTCATCAAGTATTACAATATCAAATCTTGACGCAATAATCTTATGTAGGCTCTCATAGTTTGTAACACCTAATCTATATGGTGGTGACAACTTATTATAGTCATCCGTTATAGATCCTATAGCCTTCTTCTTAGTGACGAATAGAACGCTATCTACTCCGCATTGCGACGCTATCTGTAGAGATGTGAGTGTTTTACCTGTTCGAACCTCTAGTGCCAAATATACAAACTTACTTGACTTAAGTATTGAGGTGGCCTGATCAGCTATTGTCTTTTGGTAGTCTCTTAGTTGTATCATAGTATGCGCTTAGTGATTCGTCATATGAAAACACTTTAAGACAATGACCACATATCAAGGCCTCTCCATCCTCCGTAGATTCAGCGTTAATTTCTTCTGGTTTCGCCAAGGCCTTACACCCATCGCACATGCAATTGCTAATCTTTTTGCAGTGCGGACACATGTACGATGCTCTCATTTTTTACCTCCTTTGATTTCATAAAGCATCCATTTTGCACCACGCACAAATGAGTATTGTTTTGAATTCAATCCTTCGTTATTTCCTGCTTCCCAAATCTCCTCATCACTTGGTAGTTCAACTGAAGGAGCTGCTAGTATTAAAAAGTCAGCAGTCAATCCTGTATACTGGCTTTTTTCAATCATTGCTTTTACCTGTTCTTCTGTGTATAGTTTCATTTGTTACCTCCGTATGTTTCAATAAAAAATGTTTCAAAATCATAATAATCGTCACAATCCATATATCCTTTTGAGTAAGTTTGTTTATGTTGCTCCCTTTCCATTTCTTTGGCTTGTTTAAGCAAGGCGTACCAAGTGAATTTATCCTTTGGGATATCCCATAACTGATGAAATAATTTTTCTACTGCTGTTTCGTTCATAATTTTGATTCTGGTGTTTTAAAACTTTGTTTAACTTGTTTTGAAATTGGTATTGGCTCTCCATAATCATCGATCCTTACAAACGTCATGCATGTCTGTAGTATCGTAGTCTCCTCTCGGCTAAATACATTGTAAGCCCTGGCATCTACTCTAAATGTGGCTGATGTGGTGCCGACCGCAATCATCTCTGCGTATATCTTAACCGACTGCTTTTCTTTGGCAGGCTTTTTAAATACACACTGATCTAAAGAGATCGTCACCATGTTCTGACTGTGACACTTCTCCATGGCGTATGCAGCCAACGCTGCATCTAGCCATTCAAGTAATCTTCCTCCAAAAAGGTTTCCGTGAAAACCTATGTCCAGTTTCTTCACTGGATGCGTTACTAATAAATCCATATCTTAAAAATCAAATTCTTCTTGTTTAAATTCTTTTTCAACTAATGTAAATTCTATCCATCTCCCCCTTCCATCTCGGCCACTACTTGCCGGCACACCTGTGGAGTATATCCCAAATGCATCGAGCCATGCGTAAAACTTATTCAGCGTGATTGACATCTTTGCCCGAGGACCAAAGTCAGGGT